CTTTGAGGTCAGACCGCTTCTGTTTGATAGCTCCACCATCGAGCAGTTCTCCCACGTCGGTTTTGGGGACGTGGGAGAACTGTTATGGAAAAAATTACGTGTTACAAACTCTTTTGCAATCCATTATACCCATCAAGTCCAATGGAACGGAGTAAGTCTCAATATCATTGGCAGCCATAATTTCTACAACGTAGGGGTTCGATTGGCAACCTACGCAAACAATGTACCTTCCGATGGAATAGTCGGAGAGTTTTATTCCATACCATCCGGGTTTACCGATATAAAAGTGGTTTATAAGGACTGGGATGTTTACGTAGTATTCACTGTAGTACAAGGGCAATCTGTTTACTTTAAATACGATTGCAGTACCCAATGCGATATAATTAAAGATATTGGTTTCATAGACGAATCATACAAGGAGATAAAACCTATTGCACAATAGTGCAATCTGCCAGTCCGGTAATTTCATCATCTTGTGTAGCCATATCATACATTGAATCTCTAACTATCAGTTCTCTGACAATAGTTCTATCGCCTAATGACTTGTCCGAAGTCAAGTATATGGATATTCTATGGTCAGTTTCGTATTTCATTTTCAGGTATGTATCGCTATTGGGTTGTCCATATAGGTATTTGACATATACTTTTGTAGAATCTTGTAATTCCATAGTATTACCAGCAATGTAAACGTAAAAATCACTTAATGGTTCACCTGTGGATATACATGATACTCTGATAGCAAAAGGAGCCCATTGGGAAGATGATGAACGGTATAGTAATACGCTACGTTTGCCTTCTGATTTTATCTTTGTTGTTGCAAACTTGGAATTACTTAATCCGTCTTTCTCAGGAGTTACAACTGGTATCAGTTCTCCCACAACTTGCGCCAAGTCCTCTTTACTGATTAAAATCGGATTGCCGTCCTTATCCAAAGCACGTACATAATTTATCTCTTTTTTCTGAGGAAGTGCGCCTTCAACTTCCTTCATTGTTTTTATAGCTCCCATGATTGTTTTGAATTTAAATTGAACATTGTTTTAATCTTTTCTGAACACCACATCCTGAATCTTCCAGTTCCAGGTCTTATCATCCTTCTTTCCGCTGTTATGGAAATTCAAGGCTGACTTAATGATATTCTCTTTTAAATCGTTTTTCTTGAACTCGACTTCCGCCTTCTGCGGAAATTCCTTTACCTGCGCGGTATCTACTGAGATAATCAGTGCAACCAATAATGTGTCTAACATAATCCTTTTTATTACATTAATAATCGAATACCAATCTCCTTAATACGCTGCCGACCGCTATGCCGGCAGCATCCGCAAGTATGTCCAGCCAGTCCCAGCCCGAACCGACCTTGCAATTCTTCTTATACATCCAGTCAGCGGCTTCTTTAGTTACACCTGCCGTAACGGCACAGAGTTCACCCGCTGTCAGGGTGATGGCAAGGCATGCAAGAAAATGCAGCAGCTTGTCGTTAATTCTTAAAAACATATCCAACATAACCATTATCCACAGTAAAAATAAATCCAATGACTACCGTCAAAAACGAAAAAGCAGGATATTTGATTGATGGAAGTAGCAGTGGTTGTGCCTCTGTTATTGGGATTCATCAGGGGTCCTTTCACTGAGACATTCCGGTTCAACTGGTTCTTCAAATATACAATCCGGCCTGGAGTAGTTGACCTTGGAAGAAACAAGGTAGGGTCAAAACTTAGATCCGGTCCTCCATATATGATAATATCATCGGTATCACTGACCGTATAGCTCGGTGGGGCAGACATCATACTACTGCCTAAATTGCGGACACCCGCAGCAAATCCGGAAGCCCGTAATCTGCTTATTCTTACCGATTCACCGCTTCTGGCATTCAAATCTACATTACCCAATGCTTCTATCGCGCAAGTATCATATCCGGCCTGGGCCATCACTCTTACACCCGTTGAATGGTCACCGTAGGCATCCAAACTGAGTGCCGTAATCCCATCTCCACGAATACGGCACATTGCCCCGGACGAGACATTCACTTCAAAAAATTTCCCGCCATCCTTGCCTATCCTCAATGTCGCGGTCGGATTTTCCTTTTCGTTTTCAAGTCCTCTGTTGGTTATCTTGAATGCACCGATATAACCTTCGGTTGCGGTAACACTGCCTGTAAACTCCCCGTCCGCACCATCCAGATGCTTCACCTTCAGGTTATCCACGTCGATAAGGTCTGCGTCTATCTTCCTGGCGAGTAAAAGCTGTGTACCCAGTAGCGGGTATTCCTGGATGGATTTCCAGGAAGTAGTGTCCGGGTTCTGGGCTACATCGTCGAACGGGTGCATCTCACTGTTTCCGGCCACCGGATTCATCCACATGAATACAAAGCCCTTGTCCTTATCCAGGAAATATTCCCCATTCTTATACTTGAACGGCAGCGGTTTCCAGTCACCCTCGACCGGGAACGGGGACGGGTTCTGACGCACAATGCTGGCCCTCTTCTGAGCAAGAAGGGTCTCGCGGGCACTATCACGGTACGCTTCCACAATCACGGAATCCGCATTGCCCCATTTGTCAGAAGGAAGGTAGTATTCCCATTCGGACGATGCACCGGGGGAATCCGCCGTACCGAGGTCCTTGCCGGCCGACTGGACATGCAGCCGCCAGAATACATCCAGCAGGGCCGCATCAGCCCCGCTGCGGTGCAGGGCTTTCAGCTTCAGCGGTGTAAGCTGCACATTGTTACAATCCACAGAGATGGCAGCCGGCTGGCACTCGATGTCAACGTATTCCACCGGGTCAGGCTCACGTACCGCCACGACACTCAAAAACGCTGTCACCATCATAGCTCAATAGGATTAGTGTTCGTTGCGATTACTCTGAACGTCTTGGCCCTCGCCGCATCCGTATAGGTCAGTGCGATGTCCTTTCCTTGGAACTTGTTACTGTCCTTTCCCGACAGCGTGAACGGATTGTTTTCACCGTCGAATGTGGCAAAGTCCCAGCTTGCCACCGCCACTTCCTCTCCGGACTGGCGTTTATAGGCATACGGAATAAGAGTTCCCGTTTCTTCCGGATATATCTGCCCGTTAGAAGCAAGCCCCTTGACCTTGAATGCCGCCAGTATAGGGTCGCTAAGGTCGAACACGGTAATGAAGCCCTTTGCAATGACTTTCGCATTCTGCACAGCCTCACAACTTACCACCAGCGAACCGTCAATATCATTCGCGGCAATGTTCTGGGTTCCCTGAGTTCCGAGGTTGGCCTCTCCCGATGGCAGTTGCTTCTTCCATTGGAGCGTAATGTTCCCCAAATCGTTGATAAGGTCTCCGCCGCTGTACAGCGATGCCTTCAACGTCAGCACTTCGGACGGATTGATTATCTGCGTACCCTTGTCTGAAGTGATGAATAACTCATACTGTTTACCCGATGATTCCTGGATAACAACATCAGTCGCAAGTTCGTTGAACGAGACCGTATGCCCGCCAATTTCAACTTCACCCGAAATGGTTATGCGGTCATTGTCATATCCGGAGATGGGTACGAGGTTCTTCATCACCCGAAGTCCGGTCATGGGATAGGACTGCGAGTCCACACTTACATTGTATCCGGTTACGCGTTTGAACATGCCGACAAACTGTTCCGTATTGCACAACCCATCCTCCCCGAATGCAAGTTCGGTACCGTTGTACTTGAAAACAAGCCTGGAAGGAATGAGGATACGCCCGCTGCTCACGTCACGTAACACGACAATGACAATAGGGCGTTTGTCCTCCGCCAACGCTTCAAAGTCCGGCGTATACTTGTCACTTCCCTTTGTCCATGCCTGGATAAGCGGACCATTGTCCACGCGTACATACCCGTTAACAGTCGTTCCGTTACTCACCGCCACGATAGCCAGTGAAGCGGTCACTTGATTCTGGTTCATCGCTGGCCTCCTTTCCTTTTTCCGTCAGTTTTTGCCCCGGCCGGCTGTTCCGGACCGGTCACGCTGAAACCGGGGTCTATTTCCTCTTCGGGTGTCACGCTGAAACCGGGGTCGATGTCCTCTGAACCCTGCATCGCTTCCTGCTGTTTCTCTATCAGTTCCTTTAACTCACGTGCAGAACCAATGATGTCGATGTCAAGAAGAGTACCCACATTTCGCATCTCACTGATAGGAATGTACACCCTGCCATCCGGAAGGGTATTCATTATCCCAAAGAATTTGCCTTCGAGCTTTGCCTTTTCTACAATTACGTACATATTGATTAAAGTTTAAAGTTGTTACTCAATTATTCATATACCGGACCCGTGGCAATGAATACCGTCTGTCCGTCAATCTGTGAGGAGATAACGGCACCTTCCTCGTCTCCCATCAGGGACTCACCTGTGAGAAGCCCCACTTCCGCCCGCACATGGAAGATATATTTTGCCGGGAAACCCTTGTCCGCCGGAATGAACTCCAACGTCCGCCCGCCGGTTGCCAGCACCTTCTCCGGCTCGCCCGGCTTGGCACTCTGGCCTTTCCAAATGATGCGGAAAAGGTCATCGTACTCTGTACCGTACTCGCGGCGGTTGTCGAAGATGCGTATTTCATAGGCGCTTGGCTGCTTCATATTATCGGAAAGGGTGAAACCTTTCGTCTGGATAATTTCGCAATTGAGGGAAGCTGCCATCTCCGTCTTTACCTCAATTACCACTTCCAGCCGCCCGTCAGTAGGGGCCTGCGGTCTGTTGCCCGCATATTCACAGGCGCGGCAACGGAAACTTGCACCAGTTACATACTTCGCCTGATACATCAGCTTGCGGGTGTACACTCCGTTCACATCATGGCAGACGATGCCGGGGTCATCCGGCGTAACCGGGCGGTATGCTCCGTCTTCAAGAATGTCCCAGAAGTATGCGGCGTGTTCATCATCCACCGGTTCAGTGCCCGTATAGAGCTGCGGTTCTATCTCCCTGTCCCAATAACCGGAACGGTCGGCCAGGCGAAGCGGGTCGGTCACCATCACGGAATCCCCCTTCAGGCGCAACGAATACGCCTTGTTGTCATAAAGGTGCGCATAGGACTTCACGCTCCGTTCACAGCGGACCTCGCGGTTCGTGCGCGGGTCAGTGAATATCGCGATACCGAAATACTCCACCGGCTTCTCCGGCGGAATGTTCTTCCGGATGGTAAGCGCATATTTGGGCACACCGCCGCTGCCGTCGGAAATGCTGTAATACTCACCCTCGACGATGCGGTTGGCCGACTTGTCACGGGGTGCGCCCTCGAACCACTCCACCCCCGTGAGTTCCATTTCACCGAATACCGTCTTCTCGTCGAACGCCGATACCTTCGGCACGATGACCAGCGGTGTCAGGGTCCGGTCGGGGCTGTATTCCCGCAGCTGCTTGTCATAGGTCTGCACGGGACTGCCCGACAATACTATTATCTCTCCCTGAAAGGAAAGGGGGGCAACGTAAATACGGCCCCACTGCTTGTTACTCTTTATTCCCATAGTTATAATATGTCAAATCCTAAATTCTTATCCACTTCCTCCAACCTGCCGTTTACCGGAAAGAACACCCGGCAGGTGAATATCACGGACTTGCTGACAAAACCGAAATCCGAACCGACCCCGTGCTGGTTCCCGTTGTCGATATGGATAGCAAGCCTGTTTCCGTCCACATACTCAGGCGTCCAGAGGTTGTCCGCCGGAACATTGCCACTATTGCGGAACCACTCCACTTCGGTAGCATCGTCCGCCATCACATCATCCGTTATGTCAATTGTACCATAGAAAACGCGCCCGGAAATCACCTCATCCACACCACCTATGACGAATGCCTCCCCGCCTGATAGGGAGAGTTGGAGCGAATACCTGCTGTCGCCCTCAAGGAGTCCCCATGAAGGGGAGTTCCATTTAGGTTCGTCGGTTGTCTTGTCCTTCAGACACCCCCACTTGCAGCCAAGGTGGTAGACCGTATGCTGTTCCAGCAGGGTATATTCGCTGCCGGAAGGCTTCGACAACTCGTACTGAACAAAACGGTAAGGAGCGCCGCTCTGGGCCGTTTCCAGCGACCAGACACCCCGGTCTACCTTGTTGGGAACGACATCACCGTTATAGTCGAACTGATAGAATTTCTCGGCAATGACCGTCTGTGCAACGATGCCAACATCTTCGGTTGTCACCGGCAGTTTTTCGAGTGCCTTGATGTTAGGGAGTTTTCCGATTGTAAGCGCATAGTTGTAGTCCTCCAATATCGGCTTATAGACATTGGACAAGAACATAATCCGACCTTCTCGCGAAGAAATCATCCACGACTGCGCCCGCCCGTTAAAGCCGCCCTCTTCAGGAAGCGTACTGTTACCCCTGCGGGTTACGTTGTAACCAGCCAACGGCGGATAGTTCGTGCCTCCAGGCACTTCGCTGTCCGGATAGAGCACGACCGTTATGCTATTCTCCTGCGCATTGGTGGTAAGAATACGCATCCAGCTTGTATAATAGTCGGAACCGCCCGTTAGTAATGTATTAATGATGGAAAAGCAGACATCATTCTCCTGGAACTTCATGAAGTCGAAGTCCGTGCGTTTCTCTATTTTCAGACGGTAGGTGCTCTCGCCCAAATCCTCCACGGATTCTATCTTGCCAATCTCGGTGAAGGAGTAGTCTGACTCCATTCCTTGAATCTGGTTTATTATCAAGTCAAGCACAGATAGTGAACCGCGGACTTCCAACCGTTCAAATTGTCCTCTACCATCAGGAAATATCCCTGCACCCTTACCGGCAATCAAGCTGTCTACGAACTCGCCGAACCAAGCACCACCAAACAGCTTCAAAAGATATTCCGTTGCATCCGGCCGGTCCTTACGCAAAAAGTTCTTCAGTTCTTCGACAATCGCATTAATCCAGTCCTCCAGTTCCGCATCTTTATCTGCAAGTTCAAAGAAATTAGCGGCCACTCTGGAGAAATTCCGCTCCAATTTCAGGCGAACATCCCGCCCGGTATCATTGGCGCCATTCCATGGAACTATATTTTCATATTTATTATCCATACTTATTTCAATTCCAGTTCATGACCGTTAAATTCAAGAAGAAGAGGTTGCCAACATATACCGTACTCCAATGTATCCATATCAATGAAGTTTAGCATATAATCAGCAAAACGATTATGTTCTTTCCGGCTTTGCTTGCGAAGTTGGGCATGTTCCACCCTCACAACACCATTACTCTTCCTGCGCTCATAGCTGTAACTCATGAACGAAAAGGAAAAGCACTCACCACGTTTAGTACATGCCCTCATTTCATTTATAGCCTCGTAAACATTCATGCTGCAAATGTATCAAGTTAGCATCCGTAGAAAAAGGACATCATTACCGGCGCACATTGCTCTCTAACATTTCCACTCTCTTGATACCATCCCGCACTTTTCGTGGATCTACCACCAATTCCTTATCAAGAATAGCCTTCAGCAGTTCATTATTCTTCTGTAACAGCACAACTATTTGCAAACGTTGCTCAGGCGTCAATTCTGAAACAGGACCGGAAAATGACTGTGAAGGCACTCCTGTTTCTTCAGCACTATAGCCACCACTGTACTTCCCACTTTTGGTACGAACCTGTTCCAATATCTGCGTAGTATTCAACATACGGATTGTACCATTCTTCTGTGCCATATCAAATACATCCAGGAACTGACGGACATGCGGATTAGCAACTCCTTCATGATTTGTCACAAACTCATTCTTGTGTACAGGTATCACACCTGCCACATCATCCGGATTCCCGCTGCGGGTATAACCTTCCACGTATTCATCGGAATAACCGCCTGATTTCAAACCTTTCGCTTCATCACGCTGCTGCTTTGCCACCGCAATCTGCGCAGCACCACTGGCTACCGCTGCCGCAGCCGCAGCAGCCCCCAATGCAGGACCGACGAAAGGTATTCCTGCCATGGCCTTATATGCTTCCATGGCCGTAACGGCAGTAGTGGCCGTAACCTGTAATACCGCAGCCGCAAATTGCTTGTCCGCATATTTCTTTTTCACCTGATTGATAGCTTCTTCCTTTTCTTCTTCCAATTTGGTAGTGTCCTTGCCAGCTTTCTTGGCAGCCTTGATTTGCTTGTCATATTTACGGCTAACTTTACTAATCTCTGCATCCTGAAGGGCATTAATAACTTGGCTGGCAGCAGAGGTAGCCTGACCAACTACATCTAATGCAGCTTTAGCCTTATCTATTCGCTGCTGTTCGCGTTCCTCTGCAATCCGGGCTTTTTCATCCTGATACTCTTCAAACGTTATCAAGTCCGCATCATACATCGCTTTCAAAAGCCTATTCTTTTCCTTAAAAGAAGAAGTATTATCTATATCCTGAAAACCGTTCTTACGCTGTTTTTCTTTATCAGCCTGTTTATCCTCATAATCCATATCCAGCAATTGGGTATCAATACCTGAAGTATCCTCCCCAAATGCAGCCAACATGTCTCTCCGGTCATTCAGATATTGACGTTCCAGCTCTTTCAGCTTCTCCAGATAATCCGCTTCCCGTTTAATATCCCCCGATATATAGGCTTGTTTCAATGCTGCCCGTTGCGCCTGGAACTCTTCATCAATAACGGCCAAATTATCACTCTGCGAATTTTTTCCGGCATCCTTAGCGGCTTGCGTCAACCTATCAGCCTCGGCAATCATCTTATCATAAATCTGCCCTTGAATATCCGAAGCATCCTTACCGAATTTTATCAACAATGCCTTGCGTTTCAATAAATAGGAAACTTCAATTTTATACAGTTCCTGCTGGTACTTTTCTTTCGTCATTTTCTCATCATCCAGCAGTTTCTGTTTTAACAGGTTCCGCTCTTTCTGCATATCCTCTTTCAGTTTTTCCATACGGGCTTTCAACTCTTTTTTCTGGGTTTCTTCATCCGCTTCTCTCCCATGCCCATTCCCTGTACTGCCCGGAGTAATAACAACTTCCTCCAAAACATTTGCCTTATTCTTGGCAGAGGGCTTGTTTATGAACGGATTCATTTCCGCCTTCACCGCAGTGATACGCTTAGCCGCCTTTTCAACGACTTCAACATAATCCTGAATCTCACCCTGTATCTTTGGGATATCGCTTCTATCCGAATAATATTTCTCAAGGTTCTTGGTAATGGCTTTCGCTGTATTTTTAGCAGTGTTACCGGCAGCAATACTCTTATCCGTAGCTACGACCATTTTTTGAAGGAAATCATCTACCTGTGACTGAGGCAATGTACCAATGAGGGCATTACGGACATCGTTCATCTCATCAATCTTATCCGTCATACTCTCATTCTGAATTTCGTCACTCTTCTCCTGAAGGACTTTTCTCGCCAAATTGCGGTCCATCTCTGTATTAATATCCCGATAGGCCTGCTCTATATCCTTCAGGGACGAATATTCATTAAGCAAATAAGGAAGATACTGCCCATATTTGGTATTTATTTCCTCTATCAACTCTTTCCTGCGCTTTGTACCTTCCCCGGCTGCTTTAGTCGCATCAGTCAATTTGCGTAATTGACTACGTTCCTTTTCGCTTTGCGCCAAAAAAGAATTAACGGCTTTTTCCGCATCTGAAGTGCGGGTCGCAAATTTGTAAATAGCTACCCCCGCTCCTAATGCCAGGGAAGCCAATATACCCAAAAGGTTGGCTTTACTGACCGCATTGAAAGCTTTCATCGCAACTGTCGCCCTCTTAATGTTACCACTCAAAGCATATTTGGCAGCACTCAGCAAAAGGGTTCCGCTCCGGGATGCCCGTGTTGTGATAATATTCTTCTTTTCCTGCAACCACTCCAATGTCTTTGCGGCCGTCAAACGTTTCGTCCACAGTTCTTGCGCTTTAACCGCTGCGGTGTATGCAGTTATTACAGCAATCGACGACAATATGATTCCCTTATACTCCGATAGGATAGAAACCAGCGCACCTAACCCTTTCACCGTCATGCTTCCGGTCGTAATCATATACTTCATTACAGGAAGCAGCTTCTCACCTAATTCTACCCGTACATTCTTAAATTTCTCTTTCGCCTTATCCAATCCTGCCTGAACGGTATTATTCTGCACATTATACTCATTGGTAATACTCGTTCCCTCACGGAAGGCATCATTCGCAGTTTTCTGCTCCTTACGTACCTTTTCAACGTTTCCGGCCAAAGCACTAATCACTCCGGCAGCTTCCGCACCGGAAAGCTTCATTTCCTTCAGTATAGGAGCCATCTTATCCATACCACCGAGTTTACCCAAACTTTCCAGGAAACGAAGAAGCGCTTCATTGACATCTGTGTCAATAAGCGTGGTAAACTCTTCCACGTCCATTTTAGCAAGCTTGGCATACTTCGCCGGTTCCTGATAGATTTTCAGAATCAACCCTTGTAATGCGGTACTTGCCATTTCACTACGTAGCATGTTCTGGTCAAGCGCAGAAGCAAACCCCAATACATCAGTAATCGTCAATTTGGCCTGCTTAGCCACACCGCCCATGCGCGCAGCGAACTCTATCAGATAGGGTTCTGCCGCCGAAGAATTTTGGGCAACGGTATTCACAGCACTACCGGTAGCCAGCATATTCTCACGAAGTGTCCGGCTTGCATCCCCAAACATCTGTGACAATTTGCCGATATTCTTTACTGCATCTTCCCCCAGGTCCTCTCCTAAAGCGACATTAATCTGATTGGCAGCATCCACAAAATCCAATACACCCTTTTTACCGGTGATGCCCAACCGCCCGGCATCTCCTGCCAAAGCGTTAAGCTTTTCCCGTGGTGTACGGGTATCCATGTGCTTGAACTCCTCATTCAGTTCCGCCACTTCTTCCTTTGTCATCCCGGTATACTTGATAACCTGGCTTTCCGCCTCCTGCATCTCCGCATACTCATCAACACATTTACGGGCTGTCAACACGACTCCGGTCAACGAAGCTACGGTACTGGTTCCAATAGCAGCATACCTGTTAAACCCGTCCGCCATTTTTGAAAGGGAAAAACGGGTATCACGCGCCTGCACCTCCAGCTCTCTCATACGCTTTTTGGTCAACAGGTAATCCTGACGCAAAGCCTTCCATGCTTCAGTTCCGGGAATAGCCCTATCCATTTCCCGTTTGAGTTGTGAAGCCCCTTTACGCAGTTCAGCGTAAGACAACGATGTCCGTACTCCTTCTTTACGATATTCAGCCAGGCTTTTATTCAATTCATCCTGTCTTTGCTTGAGTGCCTTATACTCATCAGAGTTTTTCTTGCCCTCCGCAGACAGCTTATCCATTTCCGCCCTTACAGCCGCTATCTGTTCTTTTGTTTCCGCAAACTTTGTTTTGGCTTCCGAATTATCAATCCGGATTGCCATTCTAAAATCATTTATGCTTATCGCCATACCTATACTACTTTACCAAGACAAAGGTATCCTGGCGATTAGCTTTGAAAAAGGACATAAAAAAAGAGGCCTCCCACAATGGAAGACCTCTACCTCATCGCAAAGCAATGGTGTCAAACAATAACAATGAAATGAAGCTTATAGTACTGATACATCCGCCAATTCGTTAGCAAAGCTGTGCAATGCCTTCTCTATACGCTGTTTTTGCTGAATACGGGGTTTTGAACGTCCGTGCATATATGACCACAGTTGTTTTTGATGTATGCCTGTAAGTCTCTCCAATCCTGAGAGAGATAACAAACCGCCATAATAAAGCAAAAGGCTCTGTATATCATAATGCCACACCAGCGTATAGTCTCCTTTTATTTGCTCAGGCCAACGTTCTTCGGGCAAGTTCTTTTTTATCAAGGCAATGGCAACCTCAACATCTTTCTTGCACTCTTCCACAGTCCCCCCTGCTGCATAAATACCTTCGCAGTTTTCTGAATAAGCCCCGAAGCTGTCGGAACTTGCACAAATATTCATTATTATTTTCTCCATGATACAACGATACTATTTGAGATTATTATATAAAAGGGGGTGGGGATTAAATCCCCATAGCCCTTGCAATTTTTCTTCTTAGCGGTTCTGGAAACTCTTTTGCTCCATGATAAGGAACCGGTTCCGAAAGCTTTCCGTTCTTCGTATAGAAGTAGTGGCTGCCTTCTGCATGGCTGAACTTCCAACCAGCCGCAAGAATTTTCCGATGAAATTCTGAATACTTCATTATGTTTATCTCATTTATTGTTTGACACTGCAAAGATAGAAATATTTCTATTAACAGCAAAGAAATAACAGAAATATTTCTATCAATAATAAAAAAAATCCCGGCTATCCTCACAGACTACCGGGTACTTCTTACTCAGACAAAAAAACTATTCATCCAGCCAACGGCCATTGTCCAACCAGACACCACCGTCACGCCATTTGCCATCCGTCAATATCCACCGTGACAACGCTTCCGTATCACTTATGGAAATCGGATAGAACACACCTTCCCAGGCTCCTTTCCGTCCGGACGCATCAATCATATATGTACATTCTTTGCAAACAAACCGTTTATTGTGTATAACAAAAACACTCCGTATGTCATAAATATTCGGGTCGTAACAATGGAATGTAAACTTCTTCTCTCTCTTTATATCATAATCCTCTTTATACAGATGCTCTGAAATAACCTTCAGCTCCATTGACTCCCCCGCCAGGCTCATTTTCGCATCGTCCATACCTGAATACGAAGTGTGGAATATCAGTCCCTTATTGAGTATGTTGTCCGTATATACGGTCGGATACGGGTCTGAATCCGGTCTACGCAAATAGCCGGTCTGTTTCTTAATGCCCGTATAAAAGCCCAAATAAACCGTACTCTTTGACGTATCATCCTCATAATTATTATTCTTGATATAATCTTCAATACCCTGAGAAGAGGTGCTTTCCTCTACATTCTCATCCGAAGCTGTCAAGTCACCGGTACTATCCAAGACCGGAACAATACGCAATACATTTGCATAGGTAACACGCCCATCCAGTTGTACCGTAGTCTGTTTAATCGGTACTGCCCCATGCCGTACCGGTATCATCTCCAATGTAACGAAATCCCGGCCGGTATCATAGACCAAATCCGCATATTCATTGACCGGGCATCCCCGATATAAGGTATGCGGCTTTCCGCCTATATCCTCCTTCTCAAAGGAAGTCCTGATGTATTCTATCCCTGTGCTGGTATTCGTAACCAGCTCCATACCATTTGACTTATTAGCAAAGAAATCATGTACCGCAGCTATTCCGACCACATTTTTTCTTTCCGCCATCTCCATCAATGCGTCCGGCAATCTCCTTTTTTTGTAATACTCACTATCCGGCAAATCATATTTCACATTCCTGATGCCGATATTCACGTCTTCCTCCTCGTCTTCCGTTTCCTCGACGTACTCGTCCTTCACAGAAGACAAATAGGCTACCGGCGGAGCTACGTAATAATTTGCGGAAAGCATTATCCTGACGCTCTTTTTCCGGCTATCTATAATAAAGAGGATACCATACAGTTTTTCAACTTCTTCCAAAAACTCCTTCACAGTCCAGCCGGGAAACATCTTGGCGTATTCCGTTGTCTGTTGGGCATGGATAATCAACTGGTATTTCCAGGGTGTATCGGTAAACTGGTTCTCTACAATCTGATAGCCAAGTGCCTGTATCATCTTCTCCATGACAGTAGCCATATAGGGCATCGGAATATATATACCGTCTGCAACCTCTTTAAAAGAGAGTTCCGTGTACACCCCTGCCTTTTCCCCGGATTTTTGTTCTGTAAGATAATATTCGAGTTCGAACGGATTAACCATGGTTTCTCCGGCCAACACGGGCGGAAGATTATATTCCACTTCCGGATACATCTTATCCAGTAACCTATTCTTACGTCCGGCAGACGGCATGGGAGCACTACCCATATCCAAAGAAGAAACCAGCTTGTCAGAACCGATAAAATAGTTGAGTTCCGAGTTCCCCGATGCTATCTGTATGGAAACGCTCTTCTCCGTCCATCCCGTAATCACTTCAGTACCGTCACAGAACACACGATTGTCCGCTACCAGTACAGCCCTCCGTTTGGTCTTTACTTCCTTTATGGAGTTAAGCCTATGCAAATGATTATACAACCGGGCATTAACGGCATTGGTTAAAGCCAATTCTATATCATAGGTATATTCCCCATTCTTGGTAAAGAACGGATTTTCACGCTTCACCTGTATCTCAACAGCCGCAGGCAACACTACCGATACCCCATCTATAAACAACTCAGTCATATCAATCTACCAGTTTCAGGCCAATACTCAGCCCATTAAACCCACCAAAAACATCATACTCCCATTCGGTCAGCATTCCATCTGCCGGACTCAACTCGCCACATACGAAGTCCATTGCCAGCAATTCTTTCTTTACCAGTTCCATAATACGTTGCAACAGCGCATAATGCTGCAACTCTTCCTCATCCATTTCTTCCCCTGCAGGAACTTTCTCCAGCAGAAACAATAGTATCTGGTTGGATTCCTGATGGCAATCCATCCCGCCTTTCAATTCCGCATCCGGGAAATTACCACATAGCCAGATACCCTCCGCATCCTTCAGCTTCTTCTGCAAATGCCCTTCCCGAACTGCCAGTTTAATCCCCTCAATCGGTTTTTCCGACCTGACATTGACACGCTGCCTGATTTCCAGCAGCATCTCCCTGTATCTTACAATATCAATCATATCCTATCAAATTATTCTGCTCCGGATCAGCCAGCCGGAAGCTGAACTCCACTGTTTTCAAAACACTCTTGCGAAATTCCCGTTCAAACTTCTGTTTGGTTACCACAATTGGCAACCACTCATTATTAACAAGAATGCCCGCTTCCTGACAATTAAGCAGGTTATGCCACAGCTTATAATCGCTTTGGAAGAATATACGCCCGCTGTTAACCGTATATTCATCCGTAACCTTAACACCGAACTTTCGGTCTACCCCATACATGGCAGCCATATCACTTTCATTATTTCCTGCCATTTTCAGGCCACCGGTAGCAGTCAGTGTCTCCGGCATATCATATACATTTTTAAAGCGGAAGCACCATGCTTCAGCATAGCGTGTCCGGTCTATGACAAACAGCAGGGAACCGCCTGATACCTCCACTTTGTATTGAAGAATGTCCGGCTTCTCAAACAGAGAGGAAACGACATCCGGACTCGTATCGAACGTATAAACCCCATCATCGTTACTGCCGGCAGCTACGAAACGGGTTTCCTCTGTTCCGTCATCCCAATAGGCTGTCACATTCATCCCTTTCTTTCCGGACGCATCGACCGGGAAACCGCTTACATATTCCTTTGCTCCAGGATACGTCACTTTCCGGTTTACCTCACTCAAACAGCCCGGAGCTTCCGCATCTTTCCGGGTGACCAAACGGCTGAACATGACAAAACAAGTCATATCCTCCACTCCATTGATAAGAAACGTGAAGTCTCCTGCCGCATCTGTCTGGGTCGTATTCTCCCCGGCACACCATACTCCCCACAAAGCGAGTTCACAGAACTTGCCCAATCCACGGGTACGCACCTTAAAATCGGCATCCGGGGAATATTCCTCTTCTAAAACAGTCTTCCCGCCATACCTCACGGAAAAGGTTATAGTACTGTCCGTATCAATAATGTACTCACGCATGGTCGCGCAGAACTCCCTTGGCTTAGGTCTCTGTATCACATTCATAACCGGCAGTATTTATTCCGTTCATCATTTTTGGGAAGCAGGTCATATACCGGAATTATCCCGTCACGTACCCGCTTCATTTCATCCAACCAAACAGCAGCATCGTCCTCCATCCATTCCGCTACCCGTACAATATCATCCGTATCGGCTATCCGGCTGTCCGCCATTCCGTTTTTTGCCATATAGCCGCGTATCACCCCACTGGGAAATATACGGAGCGGAAGACGACGTAAAGCTGCCGCCATGGCAAACAGTGCAACAGCCATACATGCCGCATAATGTACATCACTCTCCGGAACCGCTTTTTCTGCCAGCAGTTCATCCCATCCGTCCCCATAGGCACGTTCTACCTTCAACCGCTGAGCTTCACGAATGAACGGTACAAGCACGAGAAACGTGCGCTCGCTCTTCTCTATCGGGAAATACATGTCAAAGGAGTTTCCATTACGAATGATAAGCCGTTGAGTGAGCTTATAGGTATCCGTCTGCATCCATTCCTGAAGTCCGGTTTTGTTCAGATACCGGATGAGCGCATCCACGGAACGATAATATTCCTCCAGATGTAACGCGTCGTCACGGTCAAGCTGCCATTCCCAGGGAAGCTTTTCACTGTTATCCGTTGCCATCTTGAACTTACGGCCATCATCTTCATGACTGAGGTCGTTCTTCTGGTACATCCGGAGTGTTGCCATTATGGCAATCGGCCGCTGAACCTTCCTTACCAGTTCATTATCCTCTCCGTTCTGATAATATTTTTCAGCCAACTGCATAACCGGTTCACCAATCAATACGGTGAGTTCTTCAGTCGCAACTTCTATGTCTCCGGAAATCTTGGAAAAGGAGTTATTGGCATAATAGCTGCCTGTGAGTTCCCGCAGTTCCTTAGCACCATTTTTGTTCTTATTGAATATCATATAACTATTGTTTAAGATTCCTTATCATTTCATCCGCCCGCTGTTTATCGTCCAGCAGCTTCATCATAACCCGTAGCAGTAATGTATCGTCAGTAGCATCCGCATTGCCGAAGATTCCGCTTTCGGCAACTGAATAAAGTACACTGTTCATACCCAGACTTTGAGCGGTTCCCAGCTGTACATCCGAACTTTTCCTGCTCCGTTCAAATACCGGAGCGAAGCAGAGTTCCAACCCGTCGATGATAAAAACTCCGGAAAACAAATATTCACAAAAATAAGCGAACCAGGCGTAAACGCCCCATTGCACCCATTCAGGCATATCACGCACCAACCCCATATAACGGGACATATACTGCATACGGAACGGTTCACGTAGGATACACCCCTTATCCTTGATCGGTTTCCGGTAGAGAATGGCGCACAATGCACGAAGGTCGGCAGCATCCCGGCCTGCATTGTACTTGTTCATCACGGCCACCGCCTGACGAAATTCCCCAAAAGTCAGGTCAGCCCCATGACTGGCCGGGCCACGAAGATACCGCCACACCGGAAGAAGATTCTCCGTACTGTCATAAGTCAGTTCAACGGCATCTTCTCCAACCTTCCACATCCAACCCAACGTAGCCGCCAATTTATCAACCAACAGCATATCCTCCACTTTCGATTTAAAACGATACCCTCTATTCTTCAGAACATAGGCACACCACTCACGTTTCACATCAAGTAAAGCCACTCCCGGCTGTTTCATCAGCCTGTTGCGTATCTTGAGCAAGTGAAGCCACTCCAACGGCTTCACTTCTTCCCAACAATCCGGGAAATCAATATCCTTCTGTTTCATAATTCCTATACCTGATTAGTCGGTCTGTCCGGGGCCGACACGTTATCTTCCTTATTTATCACTTTCCGATAGATACCGAGGAAAATCCCTTTCTTATGCGGAAAGTTTATCCGTATGGCATCATTGATAGCCTCCAGTGCAATTTCTTCCGGTATCTGTGTATCCGCACCGTAGAATATCTTGAGGGCATACAACATCTGGCTTCCGCTGTCACTCTTGCCATCAATAATGATATTAGCCAATGCAGGGGAAAGCCCAAAACCGCTGGTTGTAGAACTATCTGCAATCCGGGAAATCTTCGCCTGTGCCTCGATGTATTTGTCGATATTCATTTCAATCGGTTCTATCCTCCAACTCTGCGTATGTCCTAAATCATCCATGAAATCCACGCAGCTAAAGAACTTACCGGCATTCTTCTTGCCCGCCATGACATCCGCAATAGCTTCAGTCAGTTCGTCCTTCAATCTTTCCATTTCCTTCTGAATCTTCGCTTCATCCCAATCCTCGTGCATGGTCATAATCAGTTCACGCTTCTGATTCCAGTACTCTTGAGGACTGTGTACCACATAGGCAGCGGCAATCATATTCTCATTCAAATGACGAATGATTTCCGGCAGATTATTCGCATTCTCAAGCCAGGGAACTGAACCATAAAAACAGGAAATGGCATACATGCTCCTACCGAAACTACGCATGCAGTGATATTTGATAGCCGTCTCATATTTGGTCGGATTCCATTTGTCAAACTTCGGATATTTACGGAAAGTCCGGCTCCGGAAAGATTCAAAATCGCCTGTGAGAAACTCTTTCACGTTTTCCAGCCGTCGGCTGTCATCATCCGGCCAAACCAAACGGGCCTCCCCACTGTGCAGGGATTCCAGCCGCTGCACCCATGGCCGGCCGATACGCACTCCCTTGCCCATATAGTACTTGGTAAAATGCCCGTTCATGTGCGTATATTCCACCAGATTATTACGAATATATTCCTTATAATCCCAGCTATCCAGCCACTGTTGAATTTCATCATCCTCCAGCCATTCCTGGATACGTTCATTATTCTCAATCCTCACCCGGTAGAGCATCGGCCCCTGACCGTACAGCAGTCCTGTCTTACGGTCCAGAATGCCAGGTCCCAGATTATTTTTCTCCAGCAAATCACGGATCGCATTCGGCATGTTATTATCCGGGCCCCAGGGAACTACCCGAACCCCGGCCACCGTCACAGGCTCACCGTCCCAATCCTGCGTCCCTGCATCAAAGAACTGGCTCATGCTCTGACTCCAGTTCATATTAATGGCATATTGCCCGGCAGCAGTATCCACAAAGCTGAAATTGCCTATCTTCTTTTTTATATCACTCATAACTATGTATTAATATATATTCTCGTTGTATTCACAAGCAACGTCCCGCAGTACTTCTTCACAATCTCCACCAGTTCCGGAATATACTGTTCAATAACAGGATTAAACCAGGGCTTCGGTTCTCTCTTCCATTCATTGTCCGTCGTCTTGGTGAGAATGCGCGTACCATTCTCCATATTGTACCCCTTACCGACACCCAAATGTACATACACGCCTTCAGCTTTAAAACCAAACCCGATACTGGTTATCTCCTGCCCGTCCATAGGTGTCTTACCATAGTGACGATAATTCTGCTTCAATGACTTGGAAAGCTTCTTATCCGTATCAATCCAGCGTGCTACAGATAACCGCAGCGCATCGTCGACCTTTTTCCCCCATGCTTTCACATTCGCATTAAATTCAGCAACCGCCTCTTTATTCTGCTGACGCTCGAACTGCTGCGTATAACCGGCATCTCCCTCGATAACGACATCAAGCGGATAACGGTTACCGAAGAAGTTGCTTTTGCTCCGCCAGCTTCCACGGTTCTGCCCCTGCATCATTCTTTCTGCGTGTGCCCCCATTGCTATACAATTAATCCGATACAAAGGTATCCTGAAGCATTCTTAAGAAAAAGGACATAAAAAAAGCCGGCTATCTTCACAGACCGCCGACTTTCCAAAAAAAATGTAAAAAAAAATGTTTCTTCAAATTCTAATAAATATCTGTCACGGAAAACTTGGCCAAACCGCCGTTTGCACCAGTCAGAATATTACCGTTATCATCCGTACAGGAAGCTATGTGGCGCATAATATAATCAGCTTCGCTCATGCCTCCGGCCAGTACCGACAAGGCATCCTTCCGCGAATAATCTATCGTAGCCTTAACCGTATAATGAATATATTTATTCTGACACGGTATCTCCACATCAATACAGTTATCTGAAGGCTCTATTCCAAACTCCGACCGCAATACCTCTATCTGTTGGAACAATGCACTCAATCCATCCGACACCGGAACCTGAAGCTGATACTCTATTGTGTATATATTCTTGCTATTCTGTACTGCCTCGTTCATCTTACGCCTCCTTTCTGTGCCAATTCATAATACTTGCCTCCCTTTATGACTGTCATGCCCAGCCTGGGATTACGCTCGTATATCTCCATAAGTCTACCCCTAAGGAAACCTTTTTCAAAAGTAAGCTGCTGTATTTCTTTGTAATATCGCTTATTTTCGCTACAATATCGCTTATTTTCGCTTTCCAGGAATGCGATGTATTCGTCCTTAGTCATTCCTTACCCCCTTTCCGGCATTTCTTTGCCTTATAAACGCACAAAGCAGTAACTACAAACAAAGGTGGAAATATAAACCCTGTACAAGCTGAAAGGATAGCGCCGAAATACCAGCGGTCAGAAGAACCGTGTAGTTCGCAGTCTGGAGCCAGGCTACGATAATAGCGGCTTTGCAGGTTATTGACTTGCTCATTCAGAGCATTGATACGTTCGGGTATATGTACCCCTGTGGATTGCGGTGCATACAATACACCTGAAGTTGCTTTTTTCATTTTGGAATGCAATTAAAATGAAACAATATGTAATAAAAAGACGGGAAAGGGAACTTCTCCCAAAAATCAGAAAACCTATAAACAAAAAAGTTCCGCTTTCCCGTTGCATTCCACCTTGAACAGGCAGTGGGCGCATTAACGCTCCACACGGGGGTCGGAACTTATATGTTAACCATTGGACATAAAAAATGCCAACGGCAAAGTTGGCGAATCTCTCCGCCTGTTCAAAATGGAATGCAGTGCAAAGATGAACATTTTATTTAATATGGCAAAATAAAAGCGGAGTTTTTTGCTCCGCTTTATAAATCATCAAATACCTTTATAATTAAAGAGAACCTTTAACATCTCTTTTTTCGCTTCTTCATAAGGTTTCTTTATTAATTTTACATATTGGGACTCAACATACAAATTAACGCCAGCATCTCCTATATTGGTAACAAGTTTATCCCTACAATCATCTCCTATTTGCAAAATTTTTCCATACAAACCATTATCAACAGCAGATAAAAGATTTATAAATTTTTCATTTAACTTTTTAAAATCTGCTTGTATATCAGATTCTATATTCCTTTTATTCGCCTCTTTTGTTTTCAATTCATTTAAATGCAACTCAAGACTATCAAAAAAATCATATACAAATTTCAAATTATAATCTAGTATCAAAGTCTTAAGCAATGCAATTTTTCTATCGGCCTCTTTAAAATTATCTTCTTTCTTATTTTTCAATTTATGTATCGTAATAGCAAACCAAATATTGAAGAGAGCTATCAAAACCATCGCTATCTTATAGACAATATCTAACCAGTCTGTCCAATGAACTTCTTGTAAAACAGGTGAAGGAGTAGCTATAGAACATAAGGAATCTTTTACTACTGATATACTATCGATAAACACCATATTCATTTCTATTATTTATCTAAACCTGTTTTATTTTGAAGAATTCTTTCAACAGCTTCATCTAAAGGGCCTTGCAAATCATAGCCATTCGTTTCCAATTCTAATTTTTGTTCAATAATGGAACGACCATACTTTTGCACAACATTTCTAAATAATTCCTCCAAAAAAGACGGAGTTATGGAATATATATCTTTAGGAATGATTAGTTTTACCTTATCAAAATGTTCAAACAAGTCATTTAATTGACTCTTGTTACGAACATCTTCTCCACGATCCCTTCCTGTAAAAACTTTAGATTTTACGCTCCCAATTTGGCTTCTATAGTCCTCTAAATCAATTATGTTATTAATTTTGTTCATTATTCAAATCATCATCGTTAATTAACAACTTTGCAAAGATAGCTGTTCCAGGGAAATAGTTAGGTACTGTATAGACATATTTTTTATCCGGTACATCTGTTAATTTACCCGACTTATTAAAAGAAATAATTCCTCTTGAAGTGCCATTCTCATCTTTTATATCTACCAGCTTATAAGTACCATCAAATTCAATTCTTGTATTGCCAGATAAAAGATACATCCGCGAAATATTATCAGCTTTATCATTTCCTTTCAATTTAAAAAAGCTATCAATAAATTGAATTGTACCATTTCCTCTTTTACATATTTCTTTTGGAATGCAACTTACTCCCTCTTGCAAGGAATATAGCGTCCACAATGTTTCTTCTGTAAAGGCATCTTTTTTAAAAATATTACGAGATTTAAAACTGTCTGATAACTCTTTCATTTTTGCCAAACAGTCAAAATTTATAGACGAATCTTCATTGGGATATTTAAATTTCTCATAAATTGTTTGTCCAAAATTCAAAATCACCAAATTCAGCATACCAAAATGTCTTTTACCATCCATACACTCCTCAAAATACCCTATTAAATATCTATATTTTAATGAAGAATGTTCTTCTGCATTTATTAATGTTTCGCCTATGACGCAACCTAAATCTCTCATAGCTTCTCGACTAAGTTTTTTTTTCACTCTTTTCAGACAGCTATTTACATAATCCAGTAACGTTGTGGTATCAATTTCTTTTTGGGCCAGCATACTTTCATGTCCGAGTCCCTCTCCATCAAAACACCTTAATCTATATGGAATAATGTCTTTATATAAAATTCGCCGTTTTATTAACTCTGTAGGCGAGCCCACAGAATTAAGCAACCTATTTACACTTTTATCGTCTATATTCTTACCTCCTACAGAAGCTAGTCTAACATACTTATTATATATATTTCCCTTTTTGCATTTCTTTATGAAATTATCTATTTCCAATAGAATGGCATCCAAAAAAACTTGTGTTACCAAATCTACCTTCTTACACTTTTTATAATCAAGCCATATTTCATCACAAGTTTGATATATAAATGCAGAAATAATCTGTCTTAAAAGAAGATAGCTTTCTGTTTCATTTTCTATTATAGAGAAACATTCTGGAACTTCAAAGTTCCGTACCTTCTTAGATTTTTCTTTTTCTAATTTTTTTATATAAAAAGGGCTTTTGGTATCATAAACCAAATATGATAAATTTCTAGGCAGAAAAACGACTAAAGCATCCTCATATGACTTTATTTTTTTTGCTGCTAACAAATATAACCTATTTTTGTCAAACTCAAGAATTCCCTTTTTCCTGCGTTTCTTTCTTTTAGCTATACTTTTTAGCCTTCTCCTAAAACGTTTTTCGGCAAGATATACACTTATATTATAATCTATCATTAAAAAAATGGTGAATCCCTTATCAAAACATGCCCAAAGGTATTAGTGCAACCTTAACCCGATTTCACGGATTATGTCTTGAAAAGGGATTCATGTTATATTTCTCAGTATATTGAAACCAAGTCACTAATTTTTAGGAGCATTACAAAAATGTAGGTTTATTTTGACATGACAAAATAAAAAAGATTTTTTTTGCGAAACATCCATAAAAAAATCCCCATCTTTGAAAAACTATGCTCGCCATCAGTTTACAAAAAGAACAAATCTCATCGGTAAAGCTGCAATATCTACACAAAAGAGGCTTCCAACCCGTAAAAGTCTCTTTGCCGTCAAACAATATAGTATATCATTATCATGTACCAATTATCTAAAATGATACAGCCTGTAACGAACTGCCAATGTCATGGATAGTATCCAATATCAGCTTCTTACGTTCCGGTGAGGGCGTTTTCGTTCCCTTTATATAGCTTGCCAACAAACTCTGCTGAATGCCCATCCTCCGGGCAACCGCCGAGATATTCAATTCCGGATGTGAAAGGAAAGCATCCTGAATGCCAGGGGCCGGTTCTTTGGTATCATCATAATAGAAACTTTCATAGCTCATATCTTCGTCTATGTCATCCCAATGGATACCAAACGGTTCAAATTCATACTTTGCACGTTGCTCATCGGTAGCCACTAACAAGCGAGGATAGAATTTCAAAGATTGGTACAAAGTCTCCTCCTTGTCATTGGTTACATAAATCCTACCATTCTCAAACCATAATTTAATAATCTTCATATCAACCTCCTTCTTTATATTGAGAAGCATGGGGGATTAAAAATCCCCATGCAATTTTTTCCATTCTTCCTGGATAACTTCCAGATTTTCCTCTAAAATCGCTCTTGCCAAACTCAAGTCTTTAGGTTTCATACCTTTGTTCTCTATCAATTTGACTTCGTCTCTGATTTCAAACTTGGCTTGCCCGTCTTGGCTGGTGACATGGCAATGCGGTGGCTGGTGTTCCGCTGTGTAGATTTTAAATTTCAATCCGAATAAAATTAAAACTGTTGGCATATCATATTGTTTTTTGATTACACTACAAAGATAGGATATAATTTTATATCCTACAAATATTCATCCGATAAAAGATATAAAATTATATCCTTTTAACTTTAAACAAATCCCCCGCCGTGGTTGAAGGAACGGAAAAATAAAAAAATACCTCTCTGCCCGGTACATCCTTTGAATAGACAATACCGGGCGTACCTGCATAGGTGCAAAAAACAGACAGAAAGCACTGCTTTCTACCGCTAAAACGCGAAAATTCCGTGTGGTTAAGTTTGGTTATGCCTGTACCCTATACAGTATCTATAACCAAGCGTACCACACGGAATTTTCGCGCGCCCCCACTCCTACGGGCGACTTCCCACCATATTCGGGCGTTTTTCAACCGAGAAACGCCCTTTAGAAAACTACATTCCATTGAAAGACAAAGAACAAACCCCATTCCTGTGATAAAATCGCAGGAATGAAACAGCTTGCTGCCCGAGCCGCGCCGTCGTCCGTTTGCAATCGCAGCCGCCCGCCCGCATTCGGAAATATGACAAAATATTTACAGTCCCGTAGTTTCGTGCCCGTAGTGCGCCCTATCCCACCCATACCGGCACACCATACAAAAAAGCCCTGCTATCCTCACGGACAACAAGGCCAGGCTAAACGAAATCAACAAAAAAAAGTGTTATACAGAGGCAGCACCCGATACACTCCTGCCTATCCTCCACACACGAATATATTCCTTTCTCAATATGAAATATTTCAGTGCATCCGTCAAGTTGGTAGACTCCTTAGGCAGTCTGTGCGTAGGCAATTTATCCCCAGTCTTCTGCTTGACTATCAGACTGGCACTGTTAGGACCGCTCGCTATTTTGGTTTCCGTCACTTCCATTTCCGACTTAAGGTTCGGACAATTATATTGGTCTATCAACAACAAAAACAGATTGCGCTCCAGGTTCCCGCTCAGCAAGTCCATAAAGAAACGATATTCCAGGTTACTGCCGATATTCCCCTGTCCCAAAGACATTAGCTGCACTTGCCATCCGGTACGATTACCGTCAGCATCCGTTTCTATGTTCTTCTTTATCTGCGTAGCCATATCCGCACCTACCCCTTTGTAGTTGTTCATGGCACGGTCATAATACAGCTTCAGTATTTTACGTCTGTGCGGTTTGAAGTAGTACAGAAACCTATCCGCCAACACACGCACACTGTTCGGTGGAAGCGTGTACAGTTCTTTCATCACGCGCATGATATGCCCGCTCCTCTGCCCAAAAACCATGGAAAGCATATTGCCCGCATCCATGCCTGCTTCCAGAGGCTTGCTCACATCCAGGTAACGAAGAACTGTACAGTCCTGTTCCCACCCGAACGGATGCCGTTCTATCACTTCATTCAGATAGCCGTCCGAATAAAAATGCTTCATCGCCAGATTACAATAAAACATCTGGCCAGCCTCCAATTTCGGAATGATGGAAAGCACATTGCATTCCAAACCCTCAAGCCCTTCCGCAAACTCATCCGTGAACCAGTCCTCACCCAATACATCCGCATTCACATAGGAAGAAGATATGAAAAAAAACGATACACCACGACGCGTCTTTATCCAGCGGGCTTCCCAGCGTTTCATGTTCTTTCCGGCAAGTTCCAGGGAACGCCCGGCGGCCATCAGCTTTGCCTCCAAAGACCTATCGGTCCGGAAACTATTCTTCAGCTCATTATAATGCTGCAGGCAGGCCAGGTATTCTCTTTTCGTCTCATTGTAGACAAAACCGGTACGCAGCATCAGCAGTATCTTTTTCTTATCATTCTGCTTCGCCAGCTTCAAAATCCAGTCATATTCGCCCAAATGGTTCGGGTTCGGCATATCGGTCGTAAGGGTACGACTGCGATACCAGACACTGTCCCCATACTTCACCCGAAAGCCACGCACCGCCTTCAGCAAGTTCGTAAACTTTTCTTCCGGGAAATACTTCACCTCGTCCCCGAATACGCCTACATAAGAGCGTCCCGCACCGATTGCCGGGCGGTCCAATGAGATAAAAGTGAAGTTAAAGCCGGTGTAGAACACCATTGTATTTCTCCAATCGGAGCATACGTTGTACATCCGTTCCTTCCACTCCTGAGGCGGTTCTTTGTTTATCACATAATGTCTGTCAAGTTCCCACCCCAGCATAGACAACCCGTCAATAAGAGAGGGGATGATATTCTTGTGCAAATCCGAATAGGTATCCGACACCCATGCAAACGGCGCACCCGGACAATCGTGCGCAACTTCCTGCACCCGTTCCGCAAGCACCTGCACTGTTTTGGCAGAAGCACGCCCGGCAACCCAATAGAGCGACCATGGCATCATAACCGATATGAGTTGAGCCATCCAATTGGAATAGCGCAGCTCCACATCATCCAATATCTTTAGTTTTTTCTTCCTGGTCATCGAGCATTTCTTCAAAATCAATATCAACCACATTGGCATCACGTTTCAACCGTACCTTCTCCCTGGATGGCATATCCGGCATCGAGTCAATCTGAGCAGCCAACAGATTCCGGTTGGCAGAAGGAAGCCCCACCTTTTCCGGGTCAAGGTCATACACCTTGAAAGGCTTCTCATCCAGTTCTTTCGGCTTCACCGGGTCCGGTCTGTCAAGCTGCTTAATCCTGGCAGCCTGTACGGTCAGATTGCCGTACACTTCCATGTCTTTGGAGTTAACTGCGTTCTGAAGAACCACATGGGCAGCTTTCATCAGATTGTCAAACACCATGTTCCGGTGCGCATTGTTCTCTATGGTATCATTCAGGTAGAACAGATTGATGGCTTCACTGTACATCTGCCTGGCACGCATCCGTTCCACATTAAACGGCTCGTGCATCAGGAAAGCGATTGCATTGTCCTTACCATATTTACGATTTATCCCCACCAGGGCATACAGCGCATTATAGTAATCCAATTCATCACCGGTCAGTTCTATCGTACATCCTGAAGCAATGTAGTCCTGCAAGGTCTCAAAATAAGATTTTTCAAACATCAGCCTATATCGTCATAAAATATCTTACTAATCGAATTACGATACCCGGTCGCCTGGCGGAACTTATCAAACCGCTGCGCCTGAGTCACGTTATCCCCCGTCTCCGCACTGGCAGCCATAGCCAAACCCTCTTTGGCCCGTTGCAACAACTGCCCACGTTCATAATGGTATTTCAACGGAGACCCTACAAGGTTGAAATACCAGATAAAATCCGTTTCCGGAACATTGTAATACATTGCAATCTGTTTCGGCTCATAACCGATACCGGCCAGCCGTCCCAGTTCATCCATGTCTATCCGGTCAAACCATGGCGGATCTTCACGCCATTTTACCACTTCGTCCGCTACGAAACTCATACACTTCCTTGTTTTTTTAAGAATACATACTGCTCTTCCATTGCATTTTCCCCGTAATTTCCCGACCCCTCAACAACAAAATAACCTGCCGTTGTGTCAAGACAGGTTATCTTCTTATGACTCCAGGAGAAAGACAACTCAATCGTTCCTTCCCGGTAGAGCTGCATCAGCCGTTCAAATACCTTCGGCATCCGGAACTTAATCGTTTCCGAAATATGGAGATGAATGACGCCGATAAATCCTTTTTCCTTCCAGCGGAACAGCGCATTAATGATACGCTCATTCGTCGAATAGGTCGCTACATACAAATGATTCACCTGCCCTGCATGCTTTATCAGATACACAATAAAGGTAAATGCCGTAAAACTCTTTTTTGTCTCGATAAAAAACGCCTCGTTTTCCTTAGGCAAACGTCCGCATAATTCTTTCAAGCTATTCAGCTTGAACGTCAACATTGTTTCAAAACGTCTGGTGAAAATACGGGAATCGGACATTTCTTTCCGGAGTTCCTCCAAATTAAAATAATAACTCATTCCAACAGACGATTTATATCTGCCAGCTCCTTCTCATAGCCGGCCAACCTTTCACGGCGAATCGCATCCAAATGCGGTTTATCCCCTTTCGCCAGTTCCGACTTAACCCGCCAAATATTATTCTCCACCTGTCTCAGCCTACGTACCAGTTCCTTGACCGGAAGTTTCAGAAGCTCACTCCTGCGGCGGAACTCGGCAAAAGCCGGATGTTTCCCCAACAGCGAGTGGTTTTCCTTGTAATAGTTCAACTCTTCCCATATCATCCGATTACCGATATAGCTATCAATTTATGCAGGGAGTCCGGGATGTGGAAAAATACAAAGAGGCAGGGATTACCTGGTGGGATTATT